AGCAGGCCATGCGCAGAGCCGTAAAGCGCATGGCGGACGAAGGCTTAACCGGCTATGTAGACCGCGGCGGCCACCACTGGACGCCCGAGGCCTATGTGGCCATGGACATCCGCACCACAGTCACCAACACCGCGCATCAGGCCACCTGGGCGCGGTGCGACGAATACGGGTCCGACCTGATCATGGTCAGCACAAAAGCGGCGGCGAGACCCCTGTGCTATCCCTGGCAGGGGAAGGTGCTTTCCCGAGCCAACCGCGCCCGGGACGTTACGGACCTGGACGGCAATACAATTCATGTTTACGCCATGAACGAAACCAGCTACGGGCAGCCCGCGGGCCTTTTCGGCATTAACTGCGGGCATTTTTCGTCCCCGTTTTTCCCCGGGCTGTCCACAGTCCGTGGAGAACCTGAGCCGGAGGAAGAAAACGCCAGGCAGTACGCGGAAAGCCAGCGCCAGCGGGCGCTTGAGCGCGAGATCCGGCGGGCCAAGCTGGACGTGGCCATCGCCAAGGCAACCGGCGACGAGGAACTGGAAAGAGAAGCCAGGCAAAAGCTGCGCGGCAAGCAGGCCACCATGCGGGCGTTTATCGAGGACACCGGGCGTACCCGGCGGTACGACCGGGAATATACCCCCACAGAATTCAAGGAGGAATGGGCCAAATGACATGCAACCATCCTGCAAACCAGCTGATCGGAACCCATCAAGGCGTAACGTGCCGCGCCTGCGGTAAAGTTTTTACGCCGGAGGAATACCGGGCGCACATTCACCCGCCCGACGCAGAAAAAGCTGCACAAAAGCAGCGGCCTAGACGAAAGAAGGAGGCAAACGCCCAATGAACGCATACGAGCGCCTTTGCGCTTTTCTGAAAATCGTGGTGGAAAACCTGCTGACATTGCACCACAACCTGGTCGGCGGTAACTGGTTCAGCGACCACGAACGCCTGGGGGACTACTACGACAAGCTCAGCGATATGGCCGATGCGGTCATTGAGCGCGGGTTGTCCCTGTGCTACCGGGAACCCAGCATTGCCGAGGCTGTGCTGGCGTTTAGCGGTGACGTTCTTCCCTGCGAAAGCAGGGAAGCATACGACAGCTTTTCCTTAACTCGGGAGTATTTCCGATCCCTAGCCGGCATGATGGAAGCTGCCATGAAAGATGCCCCGCCCGATGTGCAAAACAAGCTGCAGGAATGGCAATACTGGCTAAACCTGGAAGCGGACTACAAGCTTGCCCGCCTGCTCAATGAATCCCCCGGCGGCAGAAGAATTGGTTTCCGCCGCCCTGAACCTGACGACGATGACTAAGCCGCGCAACAGCGCGGTTTTTTCATACCATTTCGCCCCGGCTGGGCGTTAAACCGCCGCATCGGCCCACGTCACGGCCGTAAAGAAAGGACGTTAAATGGCATTCACACGCAAATTTCTCACCGACAACGGCGTGCCCGAGGACAAGGTCGACATTATCATGGCCGAACGCAACCGCACTTTGACGGACTATGTTCCCAAAGCTGATGTGCAGGCACAGATTGACGCTGCCCTCAAGGCGCACAAACCCGACCCCATTGACCCCACCACCACGGATGCCTACAAGCAGCTGGCCCAGGAGCGTGACATGCTGCGCGCCATCAACGGCCCGGACTTCCAGCGCGTCAAGCCCAAGTTCCGCGAACAGGTTTTCGGGATGATCAAGCATGACGAAGGGGCGCCCTCCATACACGATCAGCTTGCGGAGCTGGAAAAGGGCTACGACGAGTATTTCTCGCCTGTTCAGCAGGAAGCGGAGCAAAAAATGCAGTTTGGCGCCTCCACCCAGGGCAGCATGCCCAAAGGCGACGTAGGAGCTTCCAAGGCCTTTGTGGATGCATGGGGCTACAACAAGAAGGAGTGATTTAAGTGCCCTTTACTATGGAAAATGTCAACTATGCCGTGCAGTACTCGCAGGCGCTGGCTAACGTTTATCCCTACCTGTCCTACTTCAACGAAGTGTGGAACAGCCCCAACAGCAGCACCTATCGCCCGGTAAACGGTAAAACGGTCATGATTCCGTCTTTGACCGTAAGTGGGGCGCGTGCGGTTGACCGCAACAATATCGATGGCAATTTCAGCCGTAACTTCAACAACCAGTACCAGCCCGTAACCTGTCAGATGTACCGGGAATGGGATACGCTGGTGGACCCCATGGACATTGTACAGACCGACGGCGTGGCAACCATTGCCAATATCACCAAGACCTTCAACGAGCAGCAGAAAATTCCCGAGATGGACAGCTACGCAGCTTCCACCATGGCGGGGTTTGCTGCCAACTTTGGTGGCGTGGACAGCACGGTGCTATCTTCCACCAACATTTTGGAACAGTGGGACAGCTATCTGGCCTACATGACCAGCCAGCGCATCAACCGCGACCGCGTGGTGGCTTACATGACCCCTGCCACCTACAAGCTGCTCAAGGAAGCGGCCGGCATCACCCGCTTCATTGACGCGGGCACCGGTATCCGCAATGTGGACCGCAACGTGGGCAAGCTGGACGGCGTGGTAATCAAGGAAGTCCCGCCCGACCTGATGAAGACCGCCTATGACTACACCGAGGGATGGGTGCCGAAGGCCGGGGCGTCCCAGATCAACATGCTGCTCATGGACCCCATGGCAGTTGTCGCGCCCATTGTATATGAGACTTCTATGATGAGCGCGCCTACTGCTCAGAGCAAAGGCAAGTTCCTTTACTACGAGAGCTACTTCTACGATGTGTTTGACCTCAACAACCGCCTTGCGGGCTTCTTTGCCAACATGGGCGCGCCTCAGCTGGGTGCCCTGACTGTGACCAGCGCGGCAGGCACCGGTTCCGGCAACAGCGTCATCACCGTGGCAGGCGCAAACGTGGGCACCTACGGCACCAGTCTGGTGTACGCATCGCAGGCCAGCAGTGGCATTGATCTGACCTATGGGCAGGCGCCCAGCGGCGGCACCTTCGCGACGCTTCCCGCTGCCAACGTCAACGGCGTTTGGACTGCGAACGTCAGCGGGCTGACCGCGGGCCAGTATATCACCGTTGCGCTGGTCAACAACCAGACCGGCAACGTGATTGCATCGGGCAACTGCGTGATCGTGACCGGCGATTAAGGGGTGACGCTTATGGGCGTTGTGACCTGGGCCTACTATTCAACCCAATGGATGGGGGAAGCTCCGGAGACGGACTTCCCCCGTCTCGATTTGCTGGCGGAGGACGCCATTGCAAACATCACACGCCAGGTTAATTATGCCGCGCTGACCGCAGCCCAGCAAACGCTGTATCAAAAGGCCATATGCGCCCAGATCGATTACCTGAACTATTACGGCGCGCAGACGGCCTATGCGGGATACAACGGCGCGGGGTTCACAGTCGGGAAAGTGTCCATAGACAACACCGACGGAGACACCAGCGCAAAAACCCGCGCCCAAATGTCCATCAGTCCGGCGGCAAAAAGTTACCTGGAGGCGGCTGGATTGATGGGGCGCGGGGTCGCTGTTCCGCAACCGCTCGGGTGGATAGGGTGGTGGTGGTAATGCTACGGCCTATCCCTCCGCGGATTTTGCGAACCGCCATCACCCTGAATGTTTGTACCGGCACGGATGATTTCCAGGCCCCCACGTATCAATCCACCACCGTCAACCGCTGCCATATCCAGTCCAGCGTGGACGTGGTGAAGACGCGGGAGAATACGGAAATGCTGCAGCGGGCGACCCTGTTTGTGGACGCACGCCTGTCAGCCCCGCAGCTGGACTGGGTAGCGCTGCACATGCAAAGCCAGGCCAACGGCTCAAGCATGACAGTCCAGGCTGGTGCGCAGACCTACACAGTGTTGGACGTGGACGCCGTGCCGGATGACACGGACGGCATTCATCACTATGAGGTTACGTTGGTGTAAGGAGCGGATTGCATGGGCGTGCGCGTGATCCTGGATGAAGGCAAGCTGATGCGACGCATCAAAAAAGGCTGGAATAAAACCTTAACGCCATTGTCCGAGCAGATACTAGCCGATTGCAATGACTATTGCAAACAGGACACCGGCAATTTGATTGCATCCAGCCAGGCCAACAGCCAGCCGCAAAAAGGGAAGCTCATCTGGAAAACACCCTATGCAAAACGCCAGTACTGGAAAATCAGAACAGCTTCCCGGGATAAAAATCCCCAAGCAACCTGGCGGTGGTGTGAAACGGCAAAGCGTGCAGACCTGAAAAGTTGGAACAAGCTGGCTGACAAGCTGATGAAGGAGAACACATGACCACCATCAATGCGGTGATTCAGGCGGTTATGGCCCTGATGCAGTCTGCCACGACCTACACTGTGAGGCGTGGACCGCTGGGCACAGGGCCTGGCATTGCTGTGGAGCCGGAGCCGAGTGCCCCAAGCTCCACTTTTTTTACCAAAAACACGGTTTATTCCCTGGGACTGGTGCTGAACGGTAAGGACAAAAGCATGGAGGCTATCACCGAAGCTATGAACCGCCTGCACAGCGTCCTGACCCGTGCAACGTCCTACCCCAGTGCTACCAACTGGCAAATCCTGAACATTGTCACGCAGTCATCCCCGTCGCTGATCGAACGGCAGCCGGATGATTTCTGGTTGTTTGGGTCTGCGCTGACAGTGGAATTTTTCTTTCGAGGTGAAGAAGCATGAGTGAAATCAAAGGCTCCCCGGCCACCAACCTGGCTACGCCCTTGAACCTGGCGCTTGTACGAGATACCGGCGTATACATCGCCATTCCCGGAGAAAGCGGTCAGGTCTGGGCCAAGCTGTGCGAGGGTATCGAGACCTACGACTTTCAAAACAACGACGTGACCCAGCAGTATCAATTCATGTGCGGACAGGGCTTTGCGGCAAATGAGCAAACGGGCCGCGCCCCCACCATTGCCGTGTCCGGCAGGCGCGTGTATGGCGATCCTGCGCAGGACTACATCTGCAGCATTGGCCTGCTGCTGGGAAACGACCTGAAAACCACGCTGCTGGTGACATCCGTGGATGATTCCGGCACGGTGCCCGTGCTGAAATCTATCTATTGGGGATGTACCATCATGGATATTGTGGGCGCGGTGGGCAATTTGGGTGGCGCTGCTACCGATAACGCGCCGTTTTCCTGCACCATTGGCTGCAACGGCAAACCCACGGTTACGGAAGAGGCCTATCTCACCCCGCTGACGGTAACCAGCGTGGCGGGAGGCTCCGGGAAAACCCTGCTGACCGTTTCCCCGCCCCTGGGGGCCGGCAATAGCTATGCCTATCAGACCGGCGAGAGCGTGACGCTGCCCACGGCAGGCAGCACGGTGGAGGTTGGCTCCACCTGGACCACCTGGGACGGCTCCAGCGCCATCACCGCCACCAACGGCCAGCAGATCGGCGTGATCGAGCTGACTTCGACCAAAATTGCCATTGCCGGAGGAACTGCCACGGTGGTTTCCGGCAGCTAATAACTAGGGGGGGTAGCCCGAAGGCTGCTCCCCCTTTTTCAGGAGGGCACAATGTTCAAGATTTCCACAAGTCGCGTACATGATCGCGTACGCATTGTAGAAGGCGCCGACCATCTGGACTTGATGGTAGACGCTGACCCCAGGTCCATTATGATCAAGCTCAAAGCAGCGCAGGATGCACTTCAGGCGGTTTCCCAGGCGACGGATGACCATGCGCCCGGGGTACAGCAGGCCGCAAAAGCGTATGCTGCGGCTATCTTTGGGCCTAGTCAGGCAGAAAAAATGTTGGACTTTTACGCCGGGTCCGGCAGCGCGGTGATTTCCCTGTGCACCAAATACCTTTCTACCCGACTGATGAAGCTGGTCAAAGCTGCGCAAAGGAAATTGAATTGAAATTGCACGAGCGTCCGGTGGACTGCGTGACATTTGGCGGAAGGCGCTACCGGATAGACGCAGACTTCCGCCACGTGCTGCGGGCCATGGAAATCCTGGACGATGATGCGTTACTGCATTCTGTGCAGGTGGAGAAGGCGCTGCGCTGCTTTACACGCGGACGGCTGCCCAAAGATCAGTCCGGGCTGCTGGACGCCATTCTGAACGCAGTACTGGACAAAGGGAAAAGCGGCCGGCGTGTGCTTTCGCTGACACAGGACGCGGACATGATCCTGGCCGGATTCCGTCAGGCCTATGGCATCGACCTTACCCAAGACAAGCTGCACTGGCAAGTGTTTACGGCGCTATTGGGCAACCTGCCAAGCGTAACACGGATGGCAGAAGTGATCGACCTGCGCACGCGCCCGGTGCCTAAGGCGACCAAATACAACCGGGAACAGCGCACCGCGCTTCTGAAAGCCAAAGCGGCGGTAGCACTGCATGCAGAAACCCCGGAAAAGGCAAAACAGCAAGCTCAGGCAAGCGCAGATCATCTGGCAAATGCGCTGTTTGCGCTTGTGCAAAAAAGGAGGTGACGTATCATGGCAAGCAAAGCGGACGGACAGGTTGTATTTGAAATTGTTGGGGATGACAAACCGCTTCAAACCAGCGTCAAGGCGGCAAAGGAATACCTGCAAAAGCAGGATCTTGACGTTACAGTAGACATTACTGCGGATAAGAAAGCAGCAACCCAGAACGTCAAAAATGCCGTAGATAATGCATCGGCCTCTGCAGAAAAAAATCCTGTTGAAGTCCCAGTGAACCCCGATCCCAGTGCAGAATGGAAAAACGTTAAAGAGTCCGTAAAGGTTCCGGATGTGAAAGTCCCGGTTGTCCCCAATGCAGCGCCAGCAAAACAGGAAATGCCCAAGATTAAGAGCTGGTTTAAGTCCCAAGCCGATGAGATTCAGTCCACGCTAAAATCAGCTTTTACGTTTTCCTTGGGCGGCATAATGGGCAACGCCATCAGCTCCATAGCGTCTGCGGTTACAGACTTTGTAAAAGATTCCTGGCAAGCCGCATCTGACCTGCAGGAAGTCCAGAATGTGGTTGACGTCACCTTTGGAGACGATGCTACTGTTATCGAAAACTGGTCAAAGCGCGCAAATAAAGCCTTTGGTTTGACGGAGCTGCAAGCCAAGAAGTACACCAGCACCCTGGGCGCCATGATGAAGTCCAGCGGACTTACTGGTAAAGCCATTACCTCCATGTCTACCGACCTGGCCGGGCTGACGGCTGACATGGCCAGCTTTTACAATTTGGACTTTGAGGAAGCCTTTGAGAAAATCCGCGCGGGCATTTCGGGAGAAACGGAGCCTCTCAAGCAGCTGGGCATTAACATGTCCGTGGCGAACCTGGAAGCCTATGCGCTATCCCAGGGTATCGATAAAGCCTACGAAAGCATGTCGCAGGCTGAGCAGGTAACCTTGCGGTACAATTACCTGCTAGAGGCTACCGCGGACGCGCAAGGCGACTTTGCACGCACCAGCGATAGCCTGGCCAACTCCCAGCGCGTGCTGGCCAACAACTTCGAGACGCTTAAAGCAAACCTGGGCGAAGTGCTGCTGCCTGTGGTGAATGGCGCGGTGGAGGCGATCAACGGCCTTTTTGATGCCTTGACGCCAGACCTTAATTTGACGGCGTCTTTTGACCAGATAGAGCAGGACTACGAAAACACCATTGCGGAGATTAACTCGAAAGAGTTTACAGCCAAGGGCCTGATCGACGAACTCGCAAAGCTGGAGAAAAAGACCACCCTCACCAAACAGGAACAGCTGCAATGGAATGCTGCACTGAACAAGCTTATAGAGACTGTTCCAGAGCTTTCAGAAAAAATCAATTTGCAGACCGGCGAAATTGAAGGCGGGACGCAAGCCCTGCGCGAGAACACGGAAGCATGGGCCGAAAGCAGCAGGGCCGCAGCCTATGCAGAAGCCCTCCAGGAGAAATACGAAGCGCTGGCAGATGCCCAAGTGGCTCTTGCGGAAACGCAAATCGAGTACACCGTGAGTTATAAAGATTGGGATGCTGCACAGAAAAAGGCTGATGAATACCGTAAGACCATCGATGACCTGATGGACGCTGGCGGACTGTCTGTGCAGGATTTCAACGACATGGAGGCATACTGGGAAGCACTGCAAGGGGAAGCAGATGCACTCAGCGCCCAAACGGTTGCGCTCCAGGAAAATGTGGCCGATCAGCAGCAGCAGGTTGACCTCACCACCGAAACGCTGGAAAAGGCGACAGCAGCTTATGATGAGTATGCCCAGTCTATTGATAATACCACTGCAGCCAACACCAATTATCAGGCTACCAGCGAGGAGCAAATCCAAAAGCTGGACGCAGTTGCCGAAGCCCTTCAGCCGCTGATCGATTATCAGCGCGAAGTACGGGACGCCACGCTGGACCAGGTTAACAGCGTTATTTCTGGCTTTGACAAAATGGAAGTTGGCACCGAAGCGACCATTAACAGCATGATCGAAGGTCTAAGCAGCCAAATCGCGTATATGGACACTTACGCAACAAACATGCAGCTAGCGGCTGAGCGGGGCGTAGATGACGGATTGCTGGCATCCTTGGCTGACGGTTCTGTAGAAAGCGCTGAATATTTGGCTGCAATATTGACCGGAACGGATGAAGACATTGCCGCGCTGAATGAAAAATGGCTGCTTACCCAAGAAGGTAAAGATACTTTTGCAGATGTGCTAGCTGCAATGAAGCTGGATGCCGACGACGAGTACCAGGCAATTCTGGACAAAGCTACCACCACCATTGCGGGCCTTGACATGTCTACAGCAGCAAAAACAAGCCTTTCATCGACTGTGCAGGGCATTATTGATGGAATAGACAGCAAAGCACCCGAAGTGCAAGCAGCAGTAAACAACATCCAAGGAATGCTGAACAGTTTGATTTTTCCTGATTTCCAATTTGGTGACATTTGGCTGGGAAACAAAACAAAGACAAAAAGCTGGAAGGAAGCTGTCCTTGACGGCTCTAATGCCAACGGATTGGACTATGTGCCTTTTGACGGGTACATTTCAGAGCTGCACAAAGGCGAGGCTGTGCTGACTGCCGAAGAGGCGGACCTGTGGCGCATGGGTCAAACCCAAGGAACCGCCACAGCTTCCATGGACTACAGCGCTTTTGCCGCCGCGATATGGGGGCAAGCCCCAGAGCTGAACATCCCGCTGGTGTTGGACACAGGGGAGCTGGTTGGCGCAATTTCCACAGCGCAGGCAAACAACTACGCAAGCTACGAAAGGAGCGGCTGGAATGCTTCTGTTTAACGGTGTAGCGCTGGAGGACATTGCCCCGGTCAAGATTGTGGACATTGTGGTTTCGCCCATCACTATGGCTGTGACCAGCGTGGACAGGGCAGTGCGCGCAGGCGCGGATTTTGTGCGGATTCGCGGCAAAACACGCACGGTAAAGATCACGTTTGCTTTGCTTGTGCAGGATCAGCCTTCCAGGGCGCTGTACATGCAAGCCATCCGGCGATGGGCGGCAAGTACAAAACCCGGCAAGCTGCTTTTGCCAGACCGGGTGGGACAATATCTGGAGTGCATTTGCACTACATTCCCCCAGCTGTCGGTACGTGAATGGTGGGAAGTGCCGCAACTTGTTTTCACGGCATACGATCCTTTTTTCACACAAACTAATGAAAATAGCTCTGCATGCGGCATGGCCTTCGAGGTGCTTGGAAGCCAGGCACCACATATGGAAATCCGGGCAAATCTTTCCGCCGCAGTACAAAATCCCCAATGGACGTGGAATGGAAAGCAAACCATTTCCCTTAGCGGCTCCATTGGGCCTGGGATGCTGGTGATTGACCTGGAACAGCAAACCATTGCCCTTAACGGAAACAGCATCATGAGCGCTTATGCTTTCCCATCCTCCACATTTTTTTGCCCACAGCTGGGTTATAACAACATCACCGGCACTGGTCGCGTTTATTGGCGGGAAAGGTGGGAATAGATGAATTTTACTTTTTTTAGCGTGGCAGGAGCCGCGCTATTTGTTCGCAACGACGCCAGCACCGCCCAGTGGATTCAAGATCAGCTGGAGTTTCGCGCGACCTTTCCCGCGCTGGAGGATAAACCCATCCAGCGTATGCAGCGCGTAGGGTTCACGGACGACCAGGGGGTTTTTCAGTGCTTTGAAATTTATCGTGCAGAAACGGAGCAGCCCAAAGGCGTGCAAACGCTGAGGGCTTCCCACATCTGCATTGCAGAGCTGCGCGACTATGTGGTGGGCCAGTTTACCCCCACCAATGCCAGCCCGGCCAACATGCTTACTCAGGCGCTGACCGGCACACCCTGGCAGCTTGGCGTTGTTACGGCCACAGGCACGGCCACGGTGGAGGCGTCCTACAAGGACGTGTGGTCCGTGGTGTGCGCCATACGGGACGCTTTCGGGCTAAAGATAACGCCACGGGTAACCTTTGGCGAAACAGGAATCACGGGACGCTATTTGGACGTGGCGCCTGATACGCCCATCCAGACGGGGCTTCGCCTGAGCCTGGAGAGAAATCTGCCCAAGGTGCAAATCATCTATGACGACAGCGACCTGAAAACAGCGCTGTATGCCTACGGTAAAACTACAACCACCGATGGCGTGGAGACGTCCGTCACTATTGGACCGGCAACCTGGAGCACAGCAAGCGGCGATCCTGATAACAAACCGGCGGGGCAGCTGTACATCGAGGATACCGCGGCAACGGCAGCCTATGGGCGTAACGGTACGCCCAGGTTCGGGATTTTTACGGATTACGAGCAGGAGGACCCGCAAGCGCTATTGCAAGAG